GCAGGAGTTTGCGCGGCGCCAACTAGAAGGCGAGTCCTTTGGCTCGATCATCAAAGATCTGCTGTGCACAGAAGGCACGCCAAACCCAACCAAGGCCAAACTTGTGCGGATGCCGCGGGACGGCCGGATTAGCGCCACCGAAAGCCCTGTGTTCCTGTCGCTTGTCGACGACGCAAAGGTAGAGCTGCTTGCGCAGCGAGCCGGTGAAGCTGTCAACCGTCGAGCCACTGACATCGTTAAGGCTGGCCGCGCTGCTGCTGCTCAATACGCCGGCGCAGAAGATGTTGACCTCAAAGTACAGGAAGCCATTGCTGCTGCGGTAGACGAGATCATTGCAGATGAGGTAGGCAAGGCAGGCGACCGGCGCTCAACAGCAATGAGAGTTGGCATTGCCGGCGGCACTCCTTTGGACCAAGCGGGTAGCGAAACGCCAGGGCTTGGGGACAGAGCCGCCCGCCGACTCGCAGGCACGCTCGACACCCTGGCAAGCGACCTAGAGGTCAAGGCGTACATCATGCTCCAAGAGGAGATGGAGGACGACCTGCTCACGAGCAAGACCGAGGTGTCTGCAAAGCAGGCAATGGACATTGTTGAGGCTCTTAACGATGTTGAGTCGCACAGCTTTAGCGCCAACGACAGAGGCCCCCTTAAAGAGCAGCTGCAAAAAGACCTGATGGTTTATGCCGACAGTGGCAAGAAGGACTATCACGCCGCATTTGAGGACGGGCCACTCCGAACCTACGTAAACGCCTTTAGGCAGATTGCTGACCCGTCAGAGCGAGAAGAGGCACTTGAAGGCCTCATGCAGATTGCGACAGAGCTGACGGGTCCTGGCGGGGTCAAGCCGTACAGCGGGGCCACAAAACGAGCGAACCGCGTTAGCACGATGATTCAGAAGGAGATTCGTGAGTCAAGGCGGGCCGCACGCGCAGATGCTGAGATTGGCGCTGCTGTGCAGGTGGAGAAGTATGTTGCCGAAAAGGTTGACACTGAACTTCTCCTTGTAGATCCCGCAAACTTGACCGCCGAGGAGATGCGCCAGCTGCACAAAGTCATCTTAGACGCAGAGCCTGGCATGAGGGCAAAGGTTGCTAACTACATCGAGGGCATGGGTATTCGCCTTAGAAACCTAGGACCTAGCGATGCCGCAACACCGGCACAGGAAGCAGCTTTTACCCGCCTTGCAGGTGAGGGTGGTGAACTTTCTGTGTTCGGGGACAAGCGTGCCGAGCTGCAAGAACTGTTTGAGCGATCCCCAGAGGCGCTAACGCAGACGCTGATTAGGACTGAAGGCCTTACACCGCTACAGGCGGCTAGGGTCACCAACCAAGTTCGCGGCTTCAAACGGGAGGCGCTGGCCGAGGCCTCTAAATGGAGGTCTACAGCTAACGCAATCGTCAAAAGCATCGAGGAGGGGCGCCCAATCCAGATTGACGCTGAGGGCGGGCTGCTTGATCTGGGGCAAGAAGCCCAATCAGTACCTGACAGGCAATTCGCCATTGACCTTAGAAACGAACTAACGCCTCAAATTGACGAGCTTGAGCAGCAAATTGAAAGAGGTGAAATTGACTCTGCGAGGGCAGTGCGCCAGTTCCAAGCTAAAGTCAATGAGAGGATTACAGCGCGGCAGGTTGAACTTGAGACGGACGAAAAAATCCTCACAACTCAAGAGCTGATTGAGGTTGAGCGTACCCAAAGCAGCAGAGCACTCAATTCAGCATCGCAGGTTCTCTACGGAAAACCAGACGTTCAAATCCCAGACAAGCCTCTCAACCAGATTCCCTCAAGTTTCGCCGTTAGCGGCGGCACGGACGGCGGGCGTCAAGACCGGGCTCGCAGAGTGTTGGCTCTTGGCGCGTTGTACGGGTTTGATAACCTGGAAGAGCTTCAAGAAGGCGACAAAGAAACGGCACTGCAAAGGAGCCGTCAGTCTGCTGAGGAGATAGAGGCTCAAGCTACGACGTTTGCTAACAGCCTTATGCTTGAACTACTTGAAGGCGATTATAGACAAGTCGGCGTACACGGCTCCGCTGTGCAGGCCTTGTTTGAGGACAGGTTTCGACAAGCCCTTGGTCTATATGACCTACCCGACAGTACGGGTTTGTCAGAGTCTGAACGCACTGGATTAAGCTTTAAACCTGGAGCAGACTTTGAAAACCTCTACAGGCGAATGGCTGAGTCTTCTGATCTGTTTAGCCTAGAAGACGGGCGGCTACAGGTGGATTACACGCGGCTAAGTCTTCCGCGCCTGTTTACTATTGACAGTGCCCTTGTTGATGACACGGAACTTTTTAATATGGGCGTCGCTTCAAGGGAAACCACTGTTGCACCAAAACGTCAATTTCAAGACTACATGCGATACGCTTCAAAGTCGCTGGAGGACTTGAACATTGGAGGGAAGATGCCCCTTGAGGAGTACGCCAATAACCCGTTTGACGACGAGGCGTTTACTCGGCTTGTGAAGGGCAACCCGGTGTGGGCGTACACCAAAAAGGTGGCGGATGCTTTGTATGAGACAAAAACAGGCGCAGCCTACAACTCGGACAAGAAAGCTGACCGCATGCAATATGGCATTGTTGTCGCGCACGTTTATGACCAACTTAAGCTGCTTAACCAGACAATCGAATGACCGCCTCTAGAAACGACAGCATCCTCGACACTCTTCAGTTTACAGCCGAAGGGCAAATACCTAACGAGATCCAAAGCCTTGGTTTCTTTGGCACAGCTGGAGACGTAGCTAAATCAACGCTGTACGGTGGCGAGCAAGCTGTTCGCAGCATGTTTGACCTTAGCAGCTACACGTTTGGCGGTGACGTATCGGATGTAGAGGACTCTTTCTTTACAGCCCCTGAGTCTATGGCTGGCGCGTTTACGGGCGCGATCTCGCAGTTCGCTGCGGGCTCAATCATTACTGGGGGCATCATCCAGGGAACGCTGGCGACACTGACGGCTTTGGGCATCGGCGCGGGCGCTGTGCTTGGTGCTCCGCTTGTCGCTGGTGGTGCTGTGCTTGGAGGCCTTGCTGTCACGACCGCACGGGTCGCCAAAGGCTGGAACACGTACAGGAAGCTGAAGAAGCAGTCCAAAATCTTCAACTACGCGCACGCTGGTGTTGTTGACTTTGCTGCGTTCCGTGGCGAGCAGGGGCGCTTCGTTGATCTACTTAACGACGTTCCTGCGCTAGAGAATGAAGTGTTTTCCTACATCTCTGGTGACGTAGACGACACGGAGTTTGAGGGGCGCCTTAAGAACGTGCTTGATGGCGTCATCGCCGGCGGCATGCTGGACGCTGCAATTGTTGGCCTAAAAAGGGCCACGCGGCAACGCCGGGTGATTGCAGAGCGGGCGAAGAGCGGTAAGCCTATGAGCCCAGAAGAACGGGCTAAGATTGAAGCTGAGTTCGATCAACAGGTTGTTGATGAAGCCGAGCTGGTGTTTGATGAAGAACTGGCGCCTATAACAATGTCTCGCTACGAGCGCGCGCAAGAGCGACTGCAAGACACGCGCTACAGCGTCAAGGCGCAAGAGGTCGAGCGCAAGCTGTTGGGCGAGACGCCTGAAGGGGCTGCGGGTATCCGAGACATTATTGGCCGTAAATCTGCTGAGGAGTTGGAGCCGATCAGGGAAGGCCTCGAGCAAGAGGTCCGTTACAACCTAGATGAGCCGCTTGGTAAGCAACTAAACGTCAACCAGTACGACCTTAAGAAAAACAAGGACGGGCAGTTTGTTGACGAGCAGGGTAAGGTCATTGAAGGTGTCACCGATGAAGTGATGGAGGCGCAAGGCCGCATCAACTTTGGTAACCAGCACTTGTCAGACACAGCTGCGTCAGTCTCCGTCCGAGTGACTCGAGAGTTTATTGACGAAATCAACGACCTAAAACGCGCACGCCGCGAAGCACGCAAGAAAAGCAAACCGCAGGCTACAGAAAAGGTAAGCGAAGAGGAACTGTTCAGCGCCAAAGCAGACGCGTTTGACAAGCTCTCCAGAGTGTTCCAGTCCACGCGCATTGCGCGGAAAATCCTTGAAACCACTGGCGGTGATGCCGAGGCCGTTTACGCCGCGTCTCGCTACGCAGAGCGCCTTCGCCTGTCCGGTAAGCAGGTTAGCGATCACCTCGAAACTGTGCTCAAAGATGCACAGGCGATGAAAAACCCGTCAGCGGACAGTGCGGTGTACCACGCAATTGACGCGCTGTTCAACACCGTCACGACGCGCGAGGAACTTGGCAGTGCCTTTGGCTTTGCGCTTGGTTCGCTTGGCCCTCGGTTCAGGAACATGCTGGGCAACAAGGTGCAGCGGGTCAAAGACATGATGCCCGGTACAGAAAGCAAGCAGCAGCTCCTCGACACCTACAGGCAGCTTGCTATTGAGGCACGCACTAGCCCTGCGGCTCGCAAGCAGCTTGCGGACATGCAGAAGCGCATCCTCAAGACGATGAAGAAGACGCCTGATCCCGTTGACGCTGCTAAGGAAATCCAGGCAGATCTGGCGTTGGGGGCCATGAGCGCGGGCGGAATTATCAAAGGCATGTTCAAAGCTGTCCCCGAGGTGTTTGTCACCAACGTCATCTCTGGCCCGAAAACGCTTGCCATCGGTCTAGCATCACCGCTGTTCGTCTGGCCGACAAAGGCCTTGGCCGAGTTGTACGGCAGGGCGTTTGAGTTGCAGACTAAAGCCGATCCTAACTTTGCTGCCAAAATCATGGGCGAGGTGCGGGACGACATGAGCAAGAGCACCATGATGATGAAGAATGGCTACAACATTCTCAAGCTGGCGCTCAAGGGTGACGACATGGGTAAGGTCATGCACAACCTTGGGTTGCAGACTGAACTGCGTCAAGGCCGAGAGGTTGATCGCGTGGCCGGCGCTGTTGCAGACAAGCTAGGCTGGCAGACAGACGGGACAACTCGCAGGGTCATCAGCGCCCTGTACAGCACGCTTGTGCCTGGTCGTGTCCTGCCGGCGCGTATTGACCGTATTCAACAGCTGACGGTATTCCAGACGGAATACCACCACGGTGTTATGCGGAACCTGCAAAGCAAAGGTTTGCCTGCTGCTGAGGCTGAACAAATTGCAGCGGACCTGACACGGCAAGCTATGCACGAGCCGGAGAAGCTGGTCGCTCAGTTTGCAGGTGACGGTCTGATGCGCCGCGCTGCACAGGCTGTTGATGAAGGCAAGTACGAAAGCACGGACGCTGCTGTAGTAGGCCTTGCCTCTAAGACTGAGGTAGACGCGCAGGACTTCACCAACATCCACGAAGCTGCTGCCCGTAAGGCGCAGAGCATGACGTACAACCGTCCGCTCAAGGAGCTTCTGCAAGAGTCAGACGCGATGTCGAAGCCCGCACGGCTCGCAGTGTCATTGGGCGATGCAGTGTCCGGCATTGTAAGGCGTCACCCCAGCCTGCGGATGTTTGCGCCGTTCCTTACCATTCCGACCAATATCTTTGCCACGTCTACAGAGACCCTAGTTGGTGGTTCGTGGCGTCTGGCGAAAGACAACCTTAACAAGCAGCTGTTTTCGGCCCCTGCCCTGAGTGATTCGCTTGACGACTTCGCAGAACGCATCAACAGCCCGAACCCCAGCATCCGCCGGCAAGCCGTTGGTCAGTCGTACCTAGCGGCAAACATTGTGGGCGGGTTCGGTACGATGCTGGCAATGCCTGGCGTAGTTACAATGGAAGGCCCTGGCGAGCTTCCGCGTATTACAGGCTCTGGCCCGACCGACCCTAACCAACGCCGCGCTTGGCTTGCCGCAGGGTTCCAGCCGTTCTCAATTCGAGTCGGTGACAGCTATGTTAGTTACGCACGCGCAGAGCCTATTGCAACGTGGCTTGGCTTCATGGTCGATATGGTGCAGATTGCTCAGTTTAAGCAGTATGCAGACGACCCAGAAACAGATGAGTTGATTGACCTTGGGGTTATGTCGGCTCTTGCTGCTGCGGCAAACCAAGTAGTTGAAAAGACGTTCATGCAGGGACTGCAAGACCTGGTCAACATTCTTGAGGCTGACGCCGACGCATCGGCAAGTTGGTTCAAACGCACCATTGCATCGCTGACCGTCCCAGCCTCTATCCGTCAAATCGGTATCAACGTCGATCCGGTTATGCGCGATGCTCGTACCATTGGCGACAAGATGATGCAAAGCGTGCCCGGCATGTCGCAGCGCCTTGACACAAAGCGGGACCTACTTGGCGAGCCGATCACGCGCAGTTACTTTGCTGATTCGCCGTGGCTTGACGCATTTGTCCCGACGCGCGTGACGGAAATTAAAGACGACGTGGTCCGCAACGAGTTCCTAAAGGTGCCCAACGACTGGCGCTCAATGCCAACACGGTACGAAGGCATCAACATGCTTGACGAGCGTTTGGACGTTGACGGTGTGTCGGCATACGACGCCTGGCAGAACCAAATTAGCACCATCAAGCTGCGCGGTAAGACGATGCGTCAATCGCTGCGGTTGCTCTTCCAAGACTCGGAGTACCAGGCCTTGGACCCGTCGCCCACCACGTTCGGCCAGGACAGCGGGCGTGTGCTCGCAATCAACCGAGTGATGAACGCCTACAAGCGGGCCGCTTTTGTGCAGCTCGCCAAGGACAACCCTCAACTGGAACGCGAGTTCAAAGCAGTCCGGCAGGCCGCTCGAGACCGCAGCCGCGCACGCCGCAACCCTTCTCCCACGCTCATTGACTGATGGCTAACTCCCAGGAAACCTTCACGTGGACCTCTAACCCGCTGACGCTGTCGTTTGATGTACTGCGGGACAAGTACCTTACGGTTACGGTAAACGGTACACCGACCACGCAGTGGACGCTGAACGGTCGCGAGCTGACTCTGACGGGCACTATCGTCAATCCCTCAGAGGTTGTCGTCACGCGCTCTACGGACCTAGATGACGACGACTTCTTGGTGCAGTTCACTGACGCATCTAGCCTGCGTGCGGTAGACCTTGAGACAGCTACGAAGCAACTGCTGCACATCCTGCAAGAGATTGTGGAAGGTAACCAAGCGGCTGTCACGGGCTTTTATCTGCCGCTCGACAACACGCGCACGTTCTGGGATGCAACTGGTGGCGGGCAGTCTAACCTGCAAATCCAGAACGTCGCAGACCCTACTGTTGCTGATGCAGTAGCGACTAAAAACTACGTAGACGCGCAGATTTCAGGTACAGGCCAAGTGCCTGCAACCTCTGGCAAAGAGTACCGCGGGCTCTACGTCAAAAGCAACGCAGACGCTGCGTGGCAATACCGGCCGCACGCCACTGCTACGTTTATGGTTACGGACACTGGCCCGACTAGCGGCCTGTCGCCGCTGACTTCTGGGTACGTTGATGCGTTTGGCGGTCGATACATCAAGACCAGTGCCTCGCACGACCCCAGCGACACGGCGCTAGATTGCGCTCTTGGCTGGACGCAAACGGTGTACTCGCGCGATGCTTCGATGGAGGTGTTTTCTACGCAGCTCGCGCGGGTCAAGGCCGCGTCGAACAACAAGGTTATTGAAGTCACGCCTGTGCAAGGCGGCTGGAACTTCAAGCTCAACATCTTGGCGCGAGCTAGAAAGGCCCAAGGCGCTAGTGCTTGGACTCTTGATAACCTTGGGTTTAACGTCTTGTTCTACGACGAAGCCGGCGGCAACCCGCGCGTGCTGAACATGGACAACGACTACATTGACGCCACTATCCAAGGCATTACGGATCGCTTCTCTGAAGAACCCGCCATTACTGGCGCAAGCCTGACGCCGGGCACGATTGCGTTCCCACAAGGCCTGACAGGTGAGACTCCGGGGCTGTACCAGTACCTGCAAATTGACGGCCTGTATGTGACCCAAACCGGCACCGTGGGGCGAACGGAATACTGCCAGTCCTACACTCTGACCGGCCAACTGCCCGTCACCGGCAACCCGATGAACCTGCGGATCAGCGTCATTTCGACAGGCACCGACGATGTGATCCTTGCACGTCCGACCACGCTGACTCTCAGCACCAACCCTGGGTATCTGCCGGCAGGTAACTGATGGACAACCTTGACGACCTGATGCACCAGCAGGTGCTGCGGCTACTGCAAAAGCCTGAGCTGACTGCATCTGAAATGGAGGTGTGCCGCAAGTACCTCAACGACCGTGGAGGACGCGGCGGCAAGCACTACACAGAGGGCTTTGAGTCTCAAGTCATGCAAACAGCATGGGACGATATCACGTTTGACGACGTAAAGGTGCTCAACGAGGACAAAGGTGATGGGTGAGAGCGATGACGGCTGGCAGGAGTACCGCGCACTTGTGCTTAGTGAACTGAAGCGCCTCAGCGACCACGTGTCGTCATGCGAGGCAGAGATGCGGAAAGAGGTCAAACACAGCGAAGTCAAGCTGTTGAAGGCTATTGACCGCCTACACACCAGCCATGCCGCAGTCAAAGCGGATGTGATCCGCCTAAAAAGCCAAGCAGCTGTCTGGGGGCTTATGGCTGGAACTGCGGTTTCTGTGCTAACAGCGTTTGTCAGTAGACTATTGAAATGAACATTACGGTTTGGGACACGCTGACGGTGCTGCGCCACGCTCACCCGCTGTCTCGGCCCGTGACCGTCAAGCTAGTAGCCCTCGAGGATGACGAAGGCCTCTGCGAGTACGTGGATGCGACCGACAGCTTCGTCATCAAGATCAACAAGGGGCTACGGTCCTCGCAGCTAGACGAGGTTCTTGTCCATGAGTACGCGCACGCGCTGCTGCACGACTACACCGGGCCACACCAAGGGGCAGTGTGGGGAGTTGTGTACTCGGCGCTCTTTGAACTTATCTTTGGTGACCACTCTTGAGACCGCACCTTCCCGAAGACCACCCGTTTCGTCTGTTCAAAAACTTCGCGCGGGTGGTGTGGAAGCACCTACAACTACCTGAGCCCACGCCGCTACAGCTGGCGATCTGCGACTACCTCCAGTTCGGACCCGACAAGCTCATCATTCAGGCGTTCCGCGGCGCCGGTAAGTCGTACCTGACATCAGCGTATGCCTGCTGGCTCCTGCTAATCGACCCGCAGGAAATGATCCTGTGCCTGTCGGCCTCCAAAGACCGCGCAGACCTGTTCACCAAGTTCTGCCGGCGTCTGATCGACGAAATCCCGATCCTCCACCACCTGCGCCCGGACGTTGAGCGAGGCGACCAAGACAGCTCCGTGTCGTTCCAAGTCGGTTGCTGCGTCCCTCAGCAGTCCCCGTCCGTTGTCTCGCGGGGTATTACAGGGCAGATTACGGGGTCCCGTGCTACCACCATCATCCCTGACGACATCGAGGTCAGGAACAACTCCGAGACACCGCTGATGCGGGAGCGCCTTGTCACGCGCATTGAGGAGTTCTCCGCTATCCTCCTGCCCAGAGACGAAGAGCGCGGCATTTACCCGAAGGTCCGCACACTCGGTACGCCCCAGACCGAAAACTCGGTGTACCGAACGATGGAAGAGCGGGGCTACGAGTGCCGCATCTGGCCCATCATGAAGCCCACGGACGAGCAGTCCATGAAGTACGCGGGCCGCTTGGCGCCAGACATCACGGAGCTGGAGATTGACGCCGGCGCCCCGACCGAACCCCGCCGATTCACTCGGTTGGAGATTGAGACACGCCGGCGGGAGTACGGGCGAGCCCAGTTTGCACTCCAGTTCATGCTCGACACCAGCCTGTCGGACACGGACAAGTACCCGCTCAAGATCAAGGACGCCATGTTTGCTGCGTTCACGCCCAAAAAGGCACACGAGGTCTACGTCCACACCAACCACCCTCGAGCCAAGATCACCGGACACGACAACCCTGGCCTCGTTGGTGATGGGTTCTTTGCCCCTGAAGAGGCCTACGGCGAGCTGGTCCCGTTTGAGCAGACCATCCTGTGTGTTGACCCGTCTGGACGTGGTAAGGACGAGACCGCCTGCGTTGCCCTCAGCTCCCTGTCTGGCTACATCTTTGTTCATTCGGTGTTTGGCCTCCCTGGTGGCTATGACCAGCCCAGCCTAGACGCAATCGCGCGGGAAGCCAAGCGTGTCAAAGCAAACACCATCGTCATCGAGTCAAACTTTGGTGATGGCATGTTCAGTCAGCTGCTGCGACCCACGCTGACCCGCATCTACCCGTGCAGTATCGAAGAGATACGCAACACGATGCAGAAGGAG